AAATCAGGCATCGGTACTCGCATAGATACCGAAAAAATAGATCATGTGCTTTTAGCACTTGAAAACTTGGCGGCCTCTACAACAGAAGTACGCGAGCAAATACAATCAGAAAAAAACGAGCGAGCGAATGAAGAAAACAATTGATCAGCTTGATCATTTTTTAGATAGCACAAAAAACAAAGATCGCAACTATTGGCGGTACTGTTTCGGTTGCTCTCGTGACTGGATAATTAACGCTAAAAAAAACACGCTCAAGTGTACAACTTTTGGTTGTAAATCTCTTGAGGTGGCAAATGAAAACGACAAACTGCAAGCAGTCTATGCAATTGTATTTGCTGCTTACGATGATTTAAAGCTGAGGAGCTAACATGGCTAAATTTAACCTAGATGAGTATGAGACAGTAGCAGAGCGAATTAAACGCCTGCACAAAGAATTGCCAGATGCGCGGATCATTCCCGAACTGGTACAAGGTGACGAGGGATCGTGTACGTTCAAATGTACGATATATAAAAACGTAGAGGAACAGGAAATGAGATTGCCGCTAGCGGTTGGCTATTCTCACGAGTTAAGCCCGGCAAATGGCGGTAATTCTAACGTTGCGGCGTTCTATGAAAATTCGTCAACTTCGGCCATAGGTAGAGCAATTGCCAATTCTATCATTGGGCAAATAGGCCGCACAGCGGACAAGAGGCCAAGCCGTGAGGAAATGATCGCAATTTCTGAAAACGCGCCAGAATCACCGCCTGTGAGCGTTACAGGTGGCAAATTAGCGGATTATGCACGAGACGAGCTGAATCTAAAAGAGGTACCGCCAGAAGCGGCGCTACCATACGATGAGGATTATCAAGAGCAGCCGCCAGAAGTAGCAACTAAAAAAGCTGCATTTGTTGGCAAGATCGCCGCGTTTGAAGGTAAGCCAGAATTGCCGATCCCTTCAAATTTCAAGTGTCCTAAAGCCGATCAAGGTTACGGATGCACAACCGCCGGTACTGGGTACACGTTAAACCTACACCACAAGACGCCAAAGGGCGGTAAATTTGTGGATCGTGATGTTGTCTCCTGCTGGAATAAGAACAGCGAAACCGGCGCAGATGGTAAAGCGCTTGACTGGTGCAATTCGGAAGTCTTATTAGAGGACTGGCAACGCAATTTGGAGGCGGTGCAGAATGGGTAACCCGCCGGTTTTGTCAGAGTACTTATCTAAATTTGCGGACTGGCTACATGAAGATGGGTACAGCGTGCGATCTGTACGCTCACAAGTTCGCTTCGCTCGTGCGTTTATGGTTCGGCAATTGGATGATTGCCCTATAAAGCTGGACGAGTTCCAGAGCATCAAGGGCGGCAGTATGTACGCCCACTGGCGCGATCATTTTGCCGCTGAGAATGGAAAAAGGGTGCTACCGCTTGACGATGACGAGAAGCAGCGAGTACAGGCGGCATCATCTAAAGAGGGGCGATCGGTTCCGTTGCGACTGAGAAACGCGGCGATCTTTTCTATCCTCTTGTCACCACGTCCAAAAGCAAAGCACATTAGGCCGGATCACATCAGAGGATTAACGATCTCGAAATTGGCCGTTGAAAATGTATCTGTAGTTAACGGAGTTTCTCAAGGTACGGTGATCGGGTATCGTGCAGAATCTATAGATGTTCCTTTGAATGATAACGCGCAAAAACATGTTTCTTATTATTTAAACGATCCGCAAGGATATAACGCGCTGCGTAGTTCATATACAAATGTGTTATTTCCACGAGGCCGTAAAACAAAGGTTTCTAAAGGCGCGCCACCTGTAGATCCGATCTCCCGTCAGCATCTCTATAATTTAGCGGGGCGCATTGGGGAACGTGCCGAAATTATCGGTGTACTAGGTACGGATATTCTCGGACATTCGCCAATGTGGGCACCAATGGACTCGCGCCATGTTGACGGCTAAAGAGATACTTGAAAAGTTATACACAGATCGGAACAGAACCCCGCGCGGGATCTCGCGGTTTGGGGGCGTGGCACCATGCCCTCAAACATGCGCACATGGAGCAAATAGAGAAGATCGGAACCCGTCGTTTTCTGTGTCGCAAAAGGGATCAAAAATCCTGATCAATTGCAAGGCGGGATTATGTACACAACATGAAGCCATCGAGGGATTGCGTGCAATGGGTTTATGGCATGACGAAAAAAAAGAGTTACAAGAAATGACAACGCAAGAAGTAAACCCATTTGAACCGGTGCCAGATAACAAGCCCGATCAAGAGTGGGCATATTCAGACGGTACAAAAGTACACGCATTACACGCCCGTTGGAATTTTCCAGACGGCACAAAAGATATACGGTGGCGGTTGCCGAATGGCACATACTCGGAAGGGTTGCAGGGCGTGCGGCTTGAATCATTGCCCTTGTACGGGGCGGATCTACTGGCAGATCCTAAACGAGAAAGTGAGCCGGTGTATTTTGTCGAGGGTGAAAAGTGCGCGGACATTTTGCGCGCTAATAATGTAATAGCTGTAAGCGCTGGATCGGGCTCATCAGGACGAAAATTTGGTAGTATGTTGCTACCTTTAGCGGGGCGGATCTGTTATATCTTACCTGATAACGACACCCCCGGCCGTCAATACGCTTTAGCTGTAAAAGATGAATTGCGTACGCTCTGTAAGGAAGTAACAATTGTTACTCTTGAAGGATTGCCGCACAAGGGCGATATAGTAGACTGGCTAGATGCGGGACATACAACAGATGAACTACTAGATCAAATTAAAATACCAACCGCTACGCACTTAGGGCATGATCGTATTGAAGTTGTGATCCCTGTTGAATTAAGCGAGTTAAAAAGTAACGCGGTTTTGTTGTTTGAAAATATGCGAAGTTCGGCGGGGCGCTTAGAGGCAGATATTACACTTACACCGCCACAGAGTGCAGTATTTACAGAAAATTTTACAACTAATAGACGCGTCAATTTAAAGAGTTCTAGCGGGGTATCTGCGTTTAGGCGTGATTGTGAGGAAGCCTATAGCAAAGATCTAGACTGGAAACAGATCGTTACACAAGCGGTATCATTGGCCAGTCGAGAATTGAGCGCGTCCGAAAGTTCAAGCGCGGTAGACTTGGCAAAATATAAAGATAAGCAATCAAACATCTGGTTAATTGATAAATTTCTACCTGCAAACGTTTTTAGCATCATGTTTGGTAATGGTGACAATCTCAAGACGTTGACATTGCACAGCATGATGCTGAATCTAGCGCTTGGTATACCTTGGATGGGGTACGAGATAGATACACCACACAAAGTATTAGCGATTGACTACGAGAATTACGTGGATTCTTGGGGCGGCTATAATAACCGTCTAGCGTTGGGTTTACCTGAAGGCGTTGCACTTCCTGAGAATAGATTATTCTACCTGAATAGTTATGGGATCTCGTTTGCCGATCAAATATCAAAGATATCTAAACAGATCGCGCACGAATCTATAGATGTTGTATGCATTGATGCGCTAGGCGCGGCGTGTGGTGGTAACCCTTCAGACGTTGATGACGTACTCGCTTTTTTTAGGGCTATTCAACGCGTTATGAATGAACAACAGGTAACCGTGATAGGACTTGCACACACTACGAAAAACAGCACGACTCAAGAGGGTAAAAAATCGGGCGCTGATGCGTACCCACTAGGATCAATTATGTGGGCCAACACGGCACGGGCAAGCTATCACCTAACGAAGGAACGAGACGGCGATCGGCGGGATTCTTTTTACGTGAACATGGAGACTAAAAAATTTAATAGAGGCGCACCGCCGGATCCGGTTCGCGTCAATTTTAAATTCAACGATCCAGACGGGGCGATCTATGTCTCCAAAGGATGATCGGCCCTTAATTGAAAGCTTCCAAAAGGATCTATACGATAAGCAATTTGCAGCCTTTAACCCCGATCCACCTAAGCGCTTTAAACTGGTTAGCGCTAGCACTAAATCCGGTAAGTCTACCGGCGCGCTGGCGTGGTTACTTGATCAATCTATGATCAAGGGTGGCGAAAATCGCAATTTTATGTGGGTTTCACCTGTATATTCACAAGCTAAGGACATGTACAAGCGCGCAATTGCTGCGGTGCGTGATGCGCACGGCTTTATGTATAGCACAAATCAAACAGAATTAAGCATAACTAACAGGTTCGGATCGGTAATTACTTGGGCGTCTGGAGAAAATTTTGATGGACTTTACGGACGTGATAATTTCGGGGCGGTAATTGACGAATCTAGCCGGTGCAGGGTTGAGACTTGGCACGCCATACGAAGCACATTAACAGCTACGCAAGGCGAAGCAGTTTTAATATCAAATGTAAGCGGGCGTAATTGGTTTTCTGAGCTTTGCGATCGTGCTGATTTAGGCGCGCCGGATCTGCATCATACCAAGTTAACCGCATACGACGCGATCCCGCATGTCTTAACACTTGAGGAAGTAGAATCAGCGGAGCGGTTACTACCGCCTGATATTTTCGCAGAGCTGTATTTAGCAGAGCCGCGATCAAGTTCCTCGAATCCTTTTGACACACAAAAAATACAGGCCGCAATTCGTGAGAGTCTATCTCCAAAAGAACCAGTAGCAATAGGGATCGATCTTGCGCGTTCTGCTGACTTTAGCGCGATCGTTTTTCTTGATCAGGATTGGAACATGTGCGAACCCGGATTAATGCGATTTCAACGCAATTGGAAGGATACAGAGCAGATCATATCGTACGACGTGTGTGAACGTTTCCCTGATGCACAAGTATACATAGACGCTACAGGAGTAGGTGCACCAGTAACAGAATCAATTGCGAGTAAGTATAGCAACGTGACACCGTTTATTTTTACTTCACAATCTAAACAAGATCTTATGGAATTGCTCATGATGAGACTACACAGAGAGGAGATCGGAATTGTGGATGGCGATCTAGTAAAAGAATTGTACACGTTTACATATGTTATGGGGCGCAATCACGTTAAGTATGAAGCGATAACCGGCGCATATGACGACTGTGTAATTGCTCTGAGCTTAGCTCTAAAAGCAGCCGGTGACAGCCCATCATACGGCCTATGGTGATCTTGTTTACATAATACTAATCACGGCTCTTTGTTGACACTGTAACCATTTATCTATAGAGTTTTTTATATCAAAGGTTTTATAGCCTTTGAAATTTAAATAAAAAGGTAACTAATACAATGGTTGCGAAATCCACTAAATCCCCTACATTTCAAGTAGATATGAAGGGACTATCTGAAGTGATCGGCGGCGCTGAATCATGGCGGCACGTTAACGAGTTAATCGCTAACGTGTTTGACGAATTCAACGGGTATGATCACGACACAAAACGGCCTACAAACTGTGAAGTAACATTTACTAAAGAAGGCCGCAAAAACGCAATTCTAACTGTCACAGATGACGGGGCGGGGTTTGCAGAAATTAGCGACACTTGGACGTTCTTTAGGAGTACGGCCAAGCGATCAAGTTCTACGGTTTCAGGGCGTTTTAATGCTGGTGAAAAACAGCTAATTGCGCTAGCAGATGAAGCTGAGATCATCAGTGGATCTCATACTGTGAAGTTTGCAAAAGGAAGCCACAAGCACACGAAACATAAAACAGAGCAAATAAGCGGAACACGGATCACAGTTTCGTTAAAATGGAACGCGGCAACATTCCAAAAAGCACTCGAACAACTCGAAAATGTGATCGCGCCTTCAGGCTTAATTTACACTGTAAACGGCAAAGAGATCAACAACGGATCCGATCATGTTCAAACCGTTAATGTTTCACTGCCTACAGTCATATTATCAGATGTGGACGGCGTGTTTGCTTTGCGTTCAACAGTCCGCAAAACTGACGTTGAAATTATCCGATCTGTTGTGCCTTGGCTCTATGAGTTAGGTATGCCAGTTTGTGAGATGCCAGACGAATTCCCTTACTCGTTAAACGTACAACAAAAGGTACCCGTTCCTATGTCACGCGACATGGTTACACCGGCCTATGTTGCACGGCTTGGCGGTACTGTAATTGAAGCGTGCCCCGCTATATTAAGTGAAGCCCACGCAGACGCGGCGTTTGTTAAGCCAATGTTTGATCACATCAAAAACCCTCAGGCAGTGCGTGAGGTTTCAGCGCGTGTGTTTCCAAAATCTAAACGTTGGAGTTCAAACCCGCGATCAAATGCTATGGCCACTCTGGAAGGTAACGACATTTTGCCACGCGGTAAATTTGGATCTGCGTTCACAAGTGCGCTAAATGATACAGAGGCTATCCCGTCTGCATCGGCTGCGTTTCCTGTACCAGATGCACCACCACCAAAGCCACCGGAAAGCGATCAGGTTCGCTGCCCGTCGTGCGATTTTTCGTTCAAGATTAAAAAGGTTACAAACCTAATCGGGGGGCTTGTATAAGATCTAAACTAGCTAACTAGCTACTAGCGCGCGCGGTGTCTGATGGCCGCGCGCGCTAGCTTTTTATGTATACCGGATCTGCTGCATCTAATGCCACTGGTGCTATGTCTGCATAATTAATATTTTCGGCTAGTGGAATAATTACCACTTGGCAATTTGGGTGTGCTAGTGAAATCTCCGATCCTTGATCATCCATACCCGGAGTAATTGAAATTGTGGTGCCGTTCCTGTTGGCGCATGGGGCGTCTATGTCTCCATCTGATATATACACACGTTGCGCGCCGTATTGCTGGTAGTAGCTGAGACTACTATTTAATTGCATGTTGGCTACTTCCGTTCTCGCGATTAGTGGTAGCCTGTTGGTGCTCATGTCCTGCAAGATCTGGCGCATGCCTCTATAGGTGTGTGAGTCAAAGGTACCCCCATTTCGCAAATCCTCAATTGATAAATTATTAACAGAAATAAAATCAATTAGCTCGCGGTAGATCGAGGTAGTTGTATCGTGTATGAATTGCGCATTTCTACCCGCTGTAAATACACCGCGCTTAATGTAAGTGGCGTCCGCTTGCCACTCGACGCGCGGTAATATTCCCGTATCGCGTATGTGCTCGAATGTTTCGCGCATAATCGCTAAGCTTGCACCTTCTAAAAATAAGGCTAGCTCTTGCGCCATCTCTGGCGGGGCGAAGGATTCAACGTGTAGATCCTGTTTTGTAAATTCTGCTGCGCCAGTCTGTGAGGAAGCGATCCGGCCTATTATCCCATCGGCCCTATTTATCAACGGGCGAAAGTAGATCCGGTTTATATCTTTTGCTAATTGATCAACGTGCTTTTGTTCGTTTTTTCGTATCGAGTTTATTAATTCTTCAGATCGCTCTATGGGTTTAAACCCATCCGGATATCCTGAGATCGGCGGGGGCAATATGTCAACGGGTGGCGTAAGTCCTTTGTACATTTTCGCATCGTCAACAATTGGCAATTGGCGCTCCTCATTTATGCGCATTTCGTACGAGTTCGCAGGGCTGCGCCGTATCTGGCCAGATACGCCAAGGCTACTAAAGCCAAGCTGTGATCGTGCTTCGTTTAAGCTGATCATGCCGCTATCAAATAACAGGCGAACGCGCTTAGCCTGATCGCTCATCTGGTAATTCCAAGCGGGGCTCTTTGTCGTGTCGTATTGTATGAATGCTTCAGGGTAGCCCGCATAGTTAGGCGCTAGTACTTTGTTAAGCCACATAGTGATCCGGTTGATCATGGGTTCTACGGTTTCCACTAAATAATTCTGTGATGCTTGCGCCATGTTTGAGTAGCTGGAATTCTTGAGTCCTAAAGTTGTTGCTAATAACAACGGATTTACACCAATTGCGGATGTCAGGCGACTGATCAATTCTTCCCTTGAATCTGTCATGCTAATCTCACTTGGAACGGGATTTTGAATTGTAGAATAGGAGGCGTCACTATCCATAACGGCTAAATTAAACGCAGATCCCGATCCGAACTGACTACGCCAGCGCGATCGCAACTCGTCCGCGCCTGCTGCATCGACTCGACGTTTTACGGATAATAGCCCGCTTGGGATACCCCCCCTTTTTAGGAAGCTCTGTAGGAGCTGACTTAATAGATTATCTGTAATAATATCCTGTTGGATTCCGAGGATCGGAGAGCGTCCCCAGAGGCGATTATGTGTGGTGTTATTGGGTAGCTTTAGCCATCCAATTTCGCTCGCGTCTATATCTATTTTATGGCTGGTGCTGATCTCGTATGTGTACGCTTTAACGCCACCGATCCCCGCTTCACCTTTACCCGCCATTTTTAGACTAATCCGATCAGGGGGCAGTAGGTGCAATTCTGTAATTCGTCCGCTTTTGTTTTTCTGCATGAACATGAAAACGTTTCCCGCGATCAAAAGCTGAGATACCATAGTTTCAATGAATAAAACGCCGTCTTGTTCTGGGTTCGGGTTGCGCAAAATATCAGCAAGCGATCCGGCTACTTCTGTAGATTCCCCGTACTCGTCAAGTTGCACCACCTTAAGCGGGATCGAACTTACGGATGTGCTGATCTGCCTGATAGCAGCACTTACAATTGTATGCGTTGCGAGATTATCCAT